AAACGTTCTTGAACATTCTTGTCATCACGATGGTCTATGGTATTTTGTACGGTCAGATGAACCCTGAAAATTTTGGATTTACATCTCCTCTTGATCCATTTTACTTTGCTTTCACGACCATGAGCACAGTCGGGTACGGTGACATATCTCCCAAAACGGATATGGCGAAACTGATGGTGATGTCGCAACAGATAGTGTTGATGGGTGAACTGTCTAACATGCTCAAAATATTTTAAAATGTATCCGAATAGTAGATGAGACTGATTGTCCTTTTATTATTCGCGACATGGTTTTTCCTATATGCCAACCATTGTTCATGCGAAAATACACCAGATGATTGTTTTCGCACGGAGTTTTACGGATTTCAATATAGTCACTTCATATTTTTCACATTACTTGGAGCCCTGTTTCCAAAGCAGTTTTGGTTTTGGATCACTTTAGGTGTCGCATGGGAAATTTTCGAGTTTTGGTTATCTTCAAAAAAGTTTGGCGGTTGTCTTTACAAGTCTGATGAGGAAACGCCTCTTTGGTTCCGTCGAGTATACGGTGGAAAACCGAAACATGAAAATTTTATCGATCGTGCACTGGGTATCAAGAATTCACAAGAAAACACGTGGCACTTTTCAGTTGGTGACAATTTGACAAATATTATAGGATTTCTGTTTGGAATGTATTTAAAAGGTAGAATCGTATAAATAATAAATGAACGTGGGAATCCTCACCGCCGGTGGTGTGTGTCCAGGTGTCAATAACATTATCCACACCCTAACACGTCTCGAGAGTTCTAAAGACAGTCGAATTATTGGATTCAACGAAGGGTTCCGTGGTCTAAACAATAATATCCGAACGGAACTGTCACGTAAAAAGATTGAAGAAGGTGCTGGATCGATTCTCCGAGTTTCTTGTGAACCCGTAAAATTGGACCAAGTCGTGGACCGAGTGAACGAACTCGACCGTCTCTACTGTATTTGTGGGAATGAATCGATGAAGAGTGCCGCTCAACTCGCACTCGACGAACGCGTGAACACGAATATCATCGGTATCGCCAAGACCATCTTCGATGACATCCCAGGTATGGAATCTATCGGGTTTCAAACAGCTGTACAGGAGTTTGCAAAGTACATAGACTACGCACACACTGAAGCCACTTCAACAAATTCAATTGTTTTCGTAGAAGCGCCTGGACACCGTGTCACAGATCTTTCGACGAATGCAACATATGCCAGGTATTCGAAGGTGACTGATGTCATCAATCGCCAAACGGTTAATTCGACGACGATGAAACAAATCGCAGAAAACTATGAAAGATATGGGTACGCAGTCGTAGTCGTCGCAGAGGCGTGTGAGTATCAAGATGTCGTGGATTTTATCCACGACGACATGGATGTAGAACCCAAGGTTATGAACCCCGGTTTTGTTATACGTGATGTTGAAGCGTGTGCGTACGATACGATCCTCTCTGTGAAAGTCGCCCGGGAAGCTTTTGAAAATGCACAAAAGTTTGACGATTTCATCCAGGGGGGAAACACGAGAATCAAGTTCTATGACTACATACTTAAAGTTTAAACCTGTAAGTAATATGTGTTATACACAACGACTAGTCAAGTGGTCGAGTTGCACCTTTGTTCCAATAACTCAGTTGGTTAGAGTGTGGTGCTTATAACGCCAAAGTCACGGGTTCGAGCCCCGTTTGGAACATTTTTACATTGGGTTTTCCTCAATGTAAAAATGCTGTATATTAGTAGGGGATGCGGTACGGATCGGTTGCACGCAAAATGTTCAAGGTACGTCGGGGTCTCTACGATAAGGGTCTTGTCGAAGATCATCATGTGATACCGAGACAACACGCTAGACACCCCACAGTCAGACGGTTCGAGTATGACATGAATGCGAGTTCCAACATAGTGATGCTTCCGACGAGATACGGTAAAGAAGTTCTTCAAGTGAGAGAAGACCGCCTCGTACATGCAGGTAAGCATGAAAAGTATAACGCCTATGTCGGTGACATGCTCGATATCATTCAAACAAAACATGATTTAGATGTGTTTGTAGATTTTCTCAAAGTCGGGTGTCGTTACAGACCTCAAGACATTCCGTGGAATTAGTATCCCCACTTGAGATCATGCGGTGTCGCAGAAGGATTGTGTCGCGAGAAAAAATCCGGACTTCCATGTTCATTATGGTTAATCATACTCTTATGACTCCTATCGATGAGCATGAATTCCCGTAAATCTTTGTAGTAAATACGGGCACCCCTTTCGATCAAGTCCTCATGTTTCATGTCGACGTGGTTATCCATGGGGAGGAAATACTTGTGATACTTTCGCATGTTATTGACGTTGATGAGATAACACTTGGTACTCGAAATCCACTTGACTTTTTCGAGTGTACCTTCTTTCTCATCTGGAAGTCTTGACAGGCAATGGAAGAAACACATTTCAAATTCAGTACCCTTCTCATCTATCACCGACTGAATTTGATCATACAGATCATCTGACTTGATAATGACGTTATCCTCGAATATCACGGCATACTTGAGACCCTGATCGAAGCATCTTTTGTAAAAATCCATATGTCCAAAGAAGCATCCGATAGCGCCCAGGTTAAAATAGGTTATATCTGGTCGTTTCACACTTGAATCGTAATGCATCTCAATGGCTTTCTCAAAATAATCCGGGTCTACGCGTTCTTCAAATTCTCGGGCAAATTTTACTTTCCGTGTGTCCGCACCATATATGACCTCGACGGGAATATCCTTTCTATGACTCTTGAAGAATCGTTCCTGGCGTTCCTTTTGATCTTTGACAGTCAATAAAAAACATTTATAATCGTACTTCCCAACCCACCTTCTTCGTAAAAGAACGAACATGAGTAGAGTAATCAATATGATCACCGCGATGAAGAGTCTCATACCTACTTAAACGTTAGAAAATAGTCTTACGTAATGGAGAGTGTCATCGATGGCATCGGTCTGACGAGTTCGATACTCATATCTATCATGTTTGTACCACAAGTTGTACATGTCTACCGAACCAAAGATACTCATGCGATAAATTATGCATTCTTGAACCTTAACATGTTGGCGAGTTCCCTCGGTTTGGTATACTCTGTGTACTTCAACGTCGTTCCGATGATTGTCGCCAACACATCTGCTGGTCTTTTCTCCGTCTCACTCACGTGTATGAAGTTCATAAATGGGCTTAAAGAAGAGCCAACTAATAATGATATATCCGAGGCTCCTATAGTGTAGTTGGTAAACACTGTGGACTTTGAATCCACCACCCGTGGTTCGAATCCACGTGGGAGCTACCACCCCCTCTTAGCTCAGTTGGTAGAGCAGTGGACTGTAGTTCCATTTGTCATTCGTTCGATTCGGATAGAGGGGACTTAGCGCCGTATATCAATAGCGCACCTTTAGTATGTATTTTACAGACTAAGCTTCTATCGTCTAGTGGTTAAGACTTCGAGCTGTTAACTCGAGTACCGTGGTTCAATTCCACGTGGAAGCGTTTTTAGAATGAGTTTTCCTTATTCCAAAATCGTTGTTTTTCTTTGATTAGGTCTTACGAAGTTTTCTGGGTCTTTTTTATATCTTTCTAAAGCCTCCTTGGCTTCTTCCTCTGTTTTATACGTTCCTAAATTTACATTTTTACCATCTACACGTGGTAAAACTTGCCATATATCGCGATCTTTTCGATAATATATACCACTACCCTTACCATTCCCAACTCTCTTTAGTCCAGGTAACTCAAACTCGTCTGGGTTTTCTGAAAACTTTTTCTGAGCGTTGATAGCTTCTTCTTTTGTTTTAAAGGGTCCAACTCTATGTCGTTTACCATTTTTCGGAACGTTAACAGACCATGATGTTATTTTCCCATGTCCATTTGGAATAAGCTTCCCAAGCAATCCACCCCTCCGTTTGCTGATTTCTCTTTGTTTTTCAATCATGAGTTTTCTCGATGTGTCGGAGACTCTTTCACTCCTCCCACCACCTTCGCGTATGTTATATCCATCGGGTTCCATTGTTTGGTGTTCACTAATGAGTTTTCTCTCCATTTCACCAAGTTTAGAAGCATTGCCTTCCCAAATCGTAGAAACTTTAAAGTTCTCCCATCCGTGCTCTTGGATGGCTTGAGACAAGGTGCGACAGTAACTTCTTGAATCTCTGTGTTGTCTAATCCTCGTTTTTAAGGATTGGATAGTCTTACCTATATACGATTTACCTGACGGACCCAAAATCTTATAGATAATTCCCCGAGGTTCCATAACTTATTTAAGGTCCTATTTTTTTTAAGAAACTTAAAAATACAAAACCTAA